CAGGATCAATGTGCTCTCGACCTTGGCCTCATCGATTTCGTCGGTAGCGTGAATGCAGTACCACACGCAATCGGTCAGTGCCTGCACGCGATGCAGCTCGTTGGCAACGATGTTCAGCACCCGCGGTCCGGTGATATTGGCGCAGCCCCCTCCCATCGAAACCAATGCCTGTCCCGATGCCAGGATCGACAGGTGGGCATGTGCATGCTTGTGCTGCACCAGCACGTGGCCGGCCGGAATCTGCGTCTGCTTCGCGTAGACGCCACCTCCGAAGTGGTGCGACACATCCAGATCCTTGAGGTCGACCTCGGTCATTGAAATCTCTATCCGATTTTGGTTGCCATGAGCCTTGAGCCGGCAAGAAAATTGGTCGGATCGATCGCGAGCGTTGACGCTTGCGCCCAGCGCAGCGCCAGTGTTCCTGTACCGGTTATGGTCAGATAGCCGGCGATTCGAACCCACGATGGCGCACTGCTGGATGTGACAATGGTGCCGAAGGAGGTCGCGGTCGCAACCGAAGTTACAGCCGCATTGGCGACGGCAGCAGTGACGAAGCCCTCAACTCCAAAGTTGATCGCTCCGACCGTTGCCGTGCCGGAGTTGAAGTCAAACTGAAAGCCACCTGTGCCCACCGTGCTCTCGTAGAAGGACAGGTAGCCATCGAGCGCATAAGTGCCGTTTTCATTAAATGTTAGCGTCAGATCCGAATCCGCCGTGAGCGCATTGCTGACCGCTTGCGTGGTCGACGCTTTTACGCCGGAAATCGCTGTCACCGCCCGCGTCGCGGTCTTGATCAGAGGCGATCCGGCTGCGCCGACAACTCCTGACGCTGTGAGCGTCGTGAAGGACCCTGCCGCAGGAGTAACGCCTCCGATGGTTGTGCCGTCGATAGAGCCGCCCGTAACAGTAATTGCGGTCGAGTTTTCCACCGCCATGCTGCCAAGTCCCAGATTCGTGCGCGCCGTCGTCGCACTGTTCAGATCCGACAGATTGCTGGCAATGGCGAGCGCGCCGATGTTGTTCGCGGCAGTAGCTCCTGGCGCGGCTGCATTGGTTCCGCCATTGGCCACAGGCAAGATGCCTGATACGTCGGTAGTCAGGCTCACTGCAGCAAAGCTCGGGGATCCCGCTACGTTCCCATGCAACACCGTGGTAGTTGTGCCAAGACCAACAGGGGTCGACGGCGTGGCGCCAGCCCCCCCGCCTAGCAATATCTGATTGGCACCTAGCAGCGCCGATGAGGCGAGCGTCGTCGAAGCAGTGAACCCGAGCACGCCGCCCGATGTGCCGCTGGCGATGCCCAGGCCCCCGCTGGGTACCGTGATCGGCTGCGTGGCATGCAGTTGCTTGGCCGAGATAGAGCCGTTGGGAACTGTGATGTTGTTCACCACGGCCAGAGTCGAAATCTGCGGGTTCAGGATCCACTGCCACCATTCGCGCGTGACGGTGCCGTCCTTCGGATCCACGAAGGCCACGCGCTGCTTGGGTAGCGCGACGTCGGTCATCGCACGTCCAGATCCGCGCCGAGCAGCGCGATCTTGATGGCGTCCGAACCGGACAGCTCGAACGTGCGGTCCAGCCCGGTCTCGCGGTTGGTCGACCCCAGGCTCACGAACTGCACCTCCAGGGCCGTCTGTCCGGTCAGCCCGGCCGGCTGGTACAGCTCAGGACTCCACGTGTGCGCGCCGTCGTCCGAATATCGCAATGTGAACTGAGGATTCGTGGCCGGCGGCGTCGAGATCCCGGTCTCGCCGCGGATCGCCAGTCGGTCGAATGCCAGCGGCTTGTCGGACGCCTTGTTGGGCGGCAGCGCGCGCCAGGATCGCAACCACTTGCGCGTCTGACCAGCATCCGAGTAAGTGTTCAGGTCGAAGGCGTAGAGGTTCCCGTTCTGGTAGTCCCCGAACACCTCGCGCCCGTAGGCAAACGCATACGAGGCCATCCGGTGGCGGGAAAAGGCCCCGTTGCTGAAATAGGCCCGCTGATGCCACGGCCGCGATGGCTCGGTGAGGTCGCACACCCAGGTCGCATTGCCGGTCGGAAAGGTGAGCACGTAGAACGTGTGCCCGCTGTCCTCGTAGATCCAGCCGGTGGCATCCGAAATGATCGAGTAGCCGGCAATGGCTGTTTCGATCGCATGGGTGGAGATCCGGTCGACCTTGTAGCCGGTGGCCATCCAGACGATGCCGGCGCCTCGCTCGCCGGAGCCGAGCCAGATCGGGCCGGCCAGGTATTTGACGATCGAAAAGGCCGCCGCGCAGCCCTGCTCCACGTACACGCCCGGGATGCGGGCGAACGAGAAGCCCGGGTTGCCGGCGTTGTACCAGACCTCGATGCCGTTGCCCTTCATCAGCCAGGCCTCGCGGTTGACATCGATGCCGCCCACGATCGGGTCCGGCTGGCCGTCTGCGGCGGAGAAGTTAAGAGCGTTCCACGTGGAACCATCGTTAAGATTCGACTGCGCCCACTGCTTGGTACCTGCTTCGTTGGCAAGGAAAAAGCCGTCCTGATAGAACAACGTCGTCACATTGAACGGCAACGTCACGGTGACGAAGGTCAGCGCCGAGAAGTCGCGCACATACACGCTGGTGGTGCCGTCGGCGATCAGCAACTGGGTCGCCCCGTCGATCATCGACACCTGGCCGGCGTTGGTCGTCAGAGTGCCGATCAGGTTCGAGCCGAAATTGGAGCCGACGCCGTACAGCGCATTGCCGGATACCACGTACAGACCCGTGTTGGCCTGGGCCACGCGGGCGCCGCGGTGCGGACCGGTGCCGATGGTGGCGAGCAGATCGGCACCCGGGCAGCCGAAGAAGCCGGCGACCTCGCGGCCGTCCTTGGAATCGACGAACTCCGGAAACAGATTGATCGCGCTGTTGGCCGCCAGGTTGGTCGAGCGCGCGGTGTAGGCCGGGCCCAGGAACGGCGTCTTCACTTGTTGCTCGAATCGCGGTAGATGTTGTAGGTGGGCGTACCGCGCGAGACGATCTCATCGTCATAGACGGCCACGACCTCCTTCAGATTGGCCCGCTTGATGTTGCCCTTGCCCTCCATGGCGAGCTTGGCCACGACCGGATTCAGAGGCCCGCCGGCTGGAAAATAGGGTTTCAGGGCCACAGCCAGGTTGGCCTCGATCGCCTCCTGGTAGCCCTGCGGCATCGAGTAGGCGGTCTGCAACGTGGCGAAGCTCACCAGCTCCAGGATCGTGTTGAAGGTGATTGTGTAGGGAAGGGCCGGCAGCGGAAAGATGTTGATGATCCCCAGCGGAAACTGCGGGTCGTACCAGGCGGTGTCGGGCACCTGGGAGTTGATCTGGATGTTGCCGATCATCTGCCACTTGTCCTGCGGCACGACCTCGACCGGATAGCGGTTGTTGGTCGTGTCCGTGAGGTACGCGGCTCCCGGACCGACGCGCAGGTCCTGCGGGCGCGATACGTTCACCTGGCCACCCGCGCCGATCGTATAGGTGCCCTGGTTCACCACCAGGGGGTAGCTGATTGTGCGCATTGCAAAGCACGCATGTGGCTCGGTCGACCAGGAATCGAGCATGCGGTTCAGCACGGCGAGGGCGCGGTTCAAATGCGCAATGTTCACGGTCTGGCCCACACCCACGACGTTGATCATCTCGAGCGAGGACTGGCACAGGTCCTGGGCAACGGTCATGTCACGACCCCGGGAAAATGCCCAGGAAGAACCGCTCGTACACGATCCAGTCCGTGGCTGTGGCCACGTTGGCCTGCCAGACGGCGTTTTGGCTGACCGTGGTGTCGATCGCGCTGACCACGAAGCCGCCGCCTGCATTGACCGGCACCGCCTGGCCCTGCGGCTCGTTGCTGATCTGGATGTTGTTGACACCGCGATTCTGGAAGCGCTTGGAAAAGCCCTCGGTATTCACGGCGGTGTCGGTGCGGCTGTGAAACGTGGTGCCGCCGAACAGGAACGCCACGATCTTGTTGTTGCCGCTGCTGTTGACCGTCGCTCCGCCCTCGTAATGGAGGGTGCCGTTCGGCCCCAGCGTGTTGCCCGGGACCGCGATCGTGTAGGCGTTCACGGCCCCGGTGACGCCGGTGTAGGCACCCGGGCCGGTGGTTGCGAACGGGGAGAGCACCGTCGGAATGGCCGGCACGCCGCTTGTGTACGTGTTGTTGAACACGACCCCGACCGTGGCGCTCGACATCTGGCAGAAGAACCAGGTCGCAGCCGCTGGAATTCCGGTTGCGATCGCGCCGGCCGGCATTTGGATGTAGGCGTTGGCGTAGGCCACCGCCGACACCAGCGCCGTGCCCAGCGTGAACGCTCCATTGTTTCCCATCGTGCCGCTGGGGCCGTCGATCATCGGGATCGCCGACTGGAAGACCTGCTCGACCTGCAGAATCTTGGCAGGCCACATTTACTGGATGCCCCACAGGTCGCCGCTGGCACCGTTGAACCGCACGGTGGTGACCGGCGAGATGATCGACACGGCCAGCAAGGTCCCGCTGGAGGCGTCGTATTGCGGCTGGAAAAACTCGATGCCGCCGTCGACCGAGAGCTGGATCGATCGGTTGGTGGCGCTGGAGCGCAGCACCGCGGTCCGGGGCAGCACGAACGTGGTGGCGTCGACCGCCAGCGGGATCGGGCTGCTTAACGCCTGTAGCACCTGGCTCGCGACGGCCATCGGCTACTCCGGCGGCTTCTGATACCGGGCCGCGTTAAATGCCTTCATGCGCGCGCTCGCCCGCTCGCGCGCTTCAGGCGACATCTGGTTGTGCTTCTTTTTCTTCTTGCGAGCCTTGACGGTGCGCTTGGCAATCTTCGGCGCCGCGCCGGCGGCGGCGGACGGGAGGCGGTCCGCACCAGCGCTCGGGACGCTGGCAACTGGAGCGGCCGGCGCGGCAACCGGTGCCACCAGATCCGGGCGGTCGGCCCAGCCCGGACCCAGGTCGGATTCATCTTTGGGCGAGGCCACGATGCGCGCCTCGTGAGTCGCGTGGTACTTCCACTTCGGATAGGCGTGAAAGTCATGGTCCGGCGGCGGGGCACCGGACAGGGCCGCGGCATAGGCGGCCGGATCGGAGACGCCGGCCCGCATGAAGCCTTTGGCCGCATATTGCAATTCTTCATCGAGGTCGCGCACCGTCACATCCGGCAGATATTCCGGCGTGGCGATCGAGTCGTGCATCACGGTGCCGGCCGGATCGGTGCCGGCCTTGGTGCGCGGCACCAGCTTCATGGTGGCGCTGCGGTGATGCGGGTGGTGCATCACCAGCGGGTATTCAGAAAACGCCTGCTGCTGGATCAAAGCGCCCATGTCAGTTCTCCACGGCGATCAATGTGACGACGGTCGGTTCGTGCCAGCCGTGCAGCCGGTCGGTGGCGATGGCGTGGCGCGTCATGTAGCAGAGCTGCTCGGCGGCCGGCTTGGTCGAGAACTTCGGCCCGATCGGGATCTGGTTGCCCTTCGAGGTCACGACGTGCACCTGGTACATCAGATGGTCTTTCATGTGGTCGCGTTCGGGTCTGTCATCTGCCAGCGCGGGTCCGACGCGACCAGGGCCGCCTGCGCGTTGCCATCGTTCACGATCTGGGCCGCAAGCACCGGGTGGTACATCCACAGCGGATAGCCGCTCTGGATCGGAAGTCCATCCCCGGAGCCTATCGGCGGGCCGCAGTACGAGTTGTAGTCGGTCGGCAGGTTCACCGCAGCGTCTTCCAGAAATTGCCGCTGAAGACCCACCACAGCGACTGCCCGTTGGCGAGCTTTGGCGATGAGTCCGCGATCGACTGGCCGCTGCCCGAGGCCACGGCGAAGGTCACGGAAGCCGCATTGTTGGCTGTTCCATCGACGCGCACGACGAGCAGCAACCCGGTCGCTCCTGGCAGCACGAGTTTCGGAAAGGTGGCCACGATCGAGCCGCTGGAGCAGTCGAAAAACGAGATCGTGCCCGCTGTCAGGACTGCGGCCGCGGTGAACGACTGCAGCGCAAAGGAACTCAGCGCCCCCTGCTGGCCTGGGTAGATCGCAACCGGCTGATCGGCCGCGCCCAACACCGCGCCTTGAGATGAGCCGTTCAACTTCTGCCCGATCACTAGGCCCGTGAGCGGGTCGATGATCCACGGCACATCCGTGACCACGATGCCGGCGGACAGGGGCGTCGTCATCTACGCTCCGAGGCGCCGCAGCCAGGCGCTGGGCCAGTAGGTGACCGGCTTGGACAGCTGGCTCTCGTTGAAGGGCCAGGGCGGATCCTCGATCACGAACTGGCGGTTGGCCTGCGCGAATTCGCGCGCCGCCTCCTGCGGATTATCGAACCGCCAGGCGCGCTTGCCGCGCGGCACCTCCGCGAGGTCGCGCATGTTGCCGTCGCAGGCCACGATGTAAAAGCCGGGCCGGATCAGCGCATGGTAGGCCGCCAGCTCCTTGGCCACGTGGGAGCGAGAATGGTCCGAGTCCAGTATCACCAGCACTTTTTGTCCGTCGCACTGATGATGAACCGCATCGACCACATCGGGCGCGACCGAGTCGCCTTCGATCAGCGTGATGTAGGGCGCCATCTCGTGGGCCTGGATCGCCACCCGGCAGCGCAGCCCCTTTTCGATGCCGATCACGCGACCGTGCCCGATGGCCTTGCACAGGCTCGCGTAGTAGGCCAGAGAGCCGCCGTGCGCCACGCCCGTTTCCACGATGATGTCTGGCTGCAGCCGGAAAATCACCTCTTGCATCCGCACCATGTCCTCGGGCAATTGAAGAATCGGAAGACCCATCCATGTAAAGCTGTACACATATTTCAATTGCCAACCGACGGACATCCAAAGATCCGATATAAGTTCAAACGAATCTTTTGAGTAAAGATCCTCACCGTTCAACTTTTTCAAGTCGGTGTCGATCTCTATTTTCACAGCAAAAATCCTCTTGATTGCATGAACTCGATAGGGTGAGTCGCATGTTTTTGAAGATTGCACCCAGGACACAACAGTTGAACGTTGTAATCTTCGTTCAATCCTCCAGTGGATAAAGCAAGAATGTGATCCAAGTGATAGCCGGTTTCACTTAAAGCTCTGCGGCAAACAATGCATTTTCCTTGTTGCAGGGTCCATAGTTTCTGAATTACGTCTTTCGAGAGCGTTCCTTTCGTTCTCCCATATCGCTTGCTATTTTTCACTCGAATGGCTTGCGGATGATCTGCATACCACTTTGCATTGTCTGCCTTGACTTTATCCGGATGTTTCTTTCTCCAAGCAGCCGTTGCTTTTCTCACGGACGCCTTGACTTGATCCAAATGGCGACTCCTGTACAAAGCCGCTTGTTGCTTTCTTTGTTCTGGATGTTCCATTTGCCAACGTTTCGTTCGAGCTACCGCGTCCTTTCTTGTCTTTGCACGATGCTTGGCATTAGCCAAGCGCTTGCAAGGAAAGCACTGATCGAACCTATTCCGTTCGTGTGACCCACAAATTCTGCAGGCAGCAGTGCGCATCTAGACGATCTCCAGGTGCGGGATCGCGAACACCAGACGCGTGCCAGCCGCGCGCATCAGCCCCAGCTTGGCACTGATCTCCTCGCGGTAATTCCACGGAAACACGACCACGTAGTCGGGCCGATCGCCGAACTCCGGAACCACCGGGATGCGCGAGCCGGGCATGAACTTGCCGTGCTTGGCCGGCGTCTCGTCCACCACGTACGGGATCAGATCCGCACGGATGCCGGCGTAATTCAGCAGCGTATTGGCCTTGGCCGCGGCTCCGAATCCGACCACGGTTTGACTTAGCGAGCGGGCCTGCAGCAGGAAGAACAGCAGATCGTTTTTCACGCGGTCGGCGTTGGCCTGGAAGGCGTCGTAGAAGGCCGGCTCGGCCAGGCACTTTTCCTCGGCCAGGACCAGCACGACGCTCTCGTCCAGCCGGTGCGGCCCGCCCTCGTGCTGGGCGTGCACGCGGAGGCTGCCGCCGTGAGTCGAGAGCTTTTCGACTCCGAAGACCGTCAGGTGTGCGCGCTTTAAAAGGTTCACCACCGCCGTCAGGGACAGGTACGAGTAGTGCTCGTGATAGATGGTGTCGAACTGCGAGCCGCGTATCAGGTTCAGCAGGTGCGGAAACTCGAAGGTCGCAACTCCTTGCGGGGCGAGCAGCGCCGCAAAGCCTCGCACGAAGTCATTCACGTCCGGCACATGCGCCAGCACGTTGTTGCACACCATCAGGTCCGCCTTGCGGCTGCGAGCCAGCGCACGCCCACAGGCTTCACCGAAGAACTCCGACAGGACCGTGAGGCCGTGCTCGCGCGCGGCGGCTGCGGTGCCGGTGGGCTCGATGCCGTAGCAGGGGGTGGTCATCCACTGCAGCAGGTACCCGTCGTTGCAGCCGACCTCCACCGTGAGCGAGGATTGATTCAGGTTGAGCGTATAGGTCATCTGCTCAACGTAGCGGCGCGCGTGCTCAACACATTGCGTCGATGTACTTGAGTAGTACGGATAATCCTCGACGAAAAGCTGATCGTGGTTGAGCTTGAACATCGTGATGTCGGTCTGCGCCAGTCCGCACGCCAAGCACACCCACACCCGCAGCGGGTAGTGCTCTTCGAGCACATCCTGGCTCGCGTTGAACGCGTTCGAGGGGGGCGCGGCTCCGAGGTCGATCATCTTGACCGACAAATGAGAGCCGCAGGCCCGGCAGTTCATGTCGCCGCCACCTTCACCAGGGTTGCGGCCACTTGCTGCTGCGCCTCCATCTCCAGGCGCATGCGCTCGCGCTCCGGCAGCGGCCGCAGCAGCTGCTCATGGAGATTCCCTTCCCAGCTGTGCATGCCGTGGTGGCGGATCGTGATGTTCGGATCGATCCAGATCCTGATGCCGGCCGCGCGCATCTTGCGCGAGAAGTTCGAATCCTCCCCGTAGCGGAAATATTCGTGCACGCCGCACTCGAAAAACGCCGTGTAGATGCGCCCCGACCGACCTGGCCAGGCGTAGTCGTCCTGATACACGTCGTTCGGATAGAAGTCCGCAAACTTTTCGAAGGCCGAGCGCTTCACCCGCAAAAACCCGCCCGCGATGCTGTATGCCTCCAGCAGGCACGATCCGTCTGAAAGCTCGCGGCCAGAGTACTCGAGCTGGCCGTTTTTCTCGCTCATCAACGGGTTGCCGGCGAACTGGCCCCAGCGGTTCTTGAAGGGGTAGGCGCCCGCGACGATCTCCTCCGGATGCTGCAGCAGGCGCGCGATCGCAATCGGGCTCCAGGACTCATCGGAGTCGATCATGATTAGGTCCGTGCCGTCGGACTCCAGGAAGTTTGCGACGATCGTGTTCTTGGCCCGGTCCACGTACGAGTCGCCCTCGACACGGATCAGGTCCCACGGGATGCCGGCTTGCGTGAGCATGGTGCAGGTGGCGATCATCGACTGGCCGAACATCGAGTTTTCTTGCTGCATGTAAAAGGGCGTCGCCAGGATCACCTTCATGCGGGTCGGATCGGGTCGGAAGTGGCGCTCGCGCACGTATCGAAAATAGGCGTGCTGCTGCGGGATCTGGTCGCGCCGGATGAAGCTGGTGGACTCGGCGCGCAGCATCATGCTGCACAGGGGCCGCTCGATGATGTGGATTTCGTGCGTTTTGAGCAGCCGGCAGTACAGGTCCCAGTCGATCAGCCACCCGGCCTTCGGATCGAACCCGCCGGCATCGATCACGGCGCGGCGCAGGTACGTGTTGATGCCGAAGTAGTAGTTGCCGTAGGACAGGCGCGCCAGGATCTCCTCGCGGTTACCGTTTTGCGGGAACGGCACCTTCAGGCGCGCGTCCTCCAGGTTCGTGAACGGGGCGAACTCGCCATCGATGAAGCGCGGATGGCACGACACCATGGCGAGATCGCGCTCGCCGAACACCTTCAGCACGCTGGCCAGGTAATCCGGATCGATCAGGTCGTCCTGGCCCAGCACGCATACGTATGGCGTAGTGGCCAAGTCGAAGGCGCGCTGGAAGGAGTGCGCAAGGCCCAGGTTCTCCGGGTCGCGCACGATGTGCAGCCGGTGGTCCTGGATGCCGTCTAAGGCATCCAGGGTCCCATCGGTCGATCCGTCATCCCGCACCCAAACGTCGTAAAGCTCCGGCAGCCCGTCGCTGTCGATCAGGACTTGCGCCAGGGCGCTGTCGACGGCTGCCCGGATCCATTTACGGCCATTGAATGCCGGGATGACGATCGAAACTCGCATGATTTTCCTTTGGTTAAATGCCGGCCAGCAATCCGAGCGCGACCAGCGCGGTGCGGGTCGCAGCGGCCACCTGCAGCGTCTGCTGCACCCCTGGGTAGTAGGACTGCGAGACGGACTGGGCGCTGGACACCGACGCCGCGGTGCTTGGGCCCTGCAGCTGCACGTTGGCGATCGTGTACGTCTCGGATGGCACGCTGATCGAGGTCGTGGTGAAGTTCATGTACTGGATCGCCAGCGTGTTGGCCGCCGAGACGCGAGCGTTGACCACGGCGAGGCCCGGCGTCAGGGTCGGCTTGTTAACCGCCACCGAGGTCGACACCAGCAGGCCCGTGACGGTGGTGGTCGCCTCCACCGAGGTCGTAGCCGCGCACGTGGTGGCCGCACACGTGGTGGTGTAGATCGCCACCGGATTCAAAGGCACCTGCCGGTTCACCGCCACCGTCAGGATCTCGCTCGAGGAGGGCGTCGAGGCCGCCGACTGCGTCACGTAGGTGATGCCGATCACGCCCGCCGCGGTGACGCGCCCGGTGGTCACGGCAGTGGACGCGTTCACCGTAGGTTTGGAGATGCCGGCCACCTGGTCGGTGAGCAGGATGCCCCCAACCGTGGTGGTCGCTTCGGTCGTGGTCGAGGCCGTGGTCGCGTTCTGCGTGCCGGATATCGTGTAGATGTAGGTCGGGTTGAATGCATTGAGCTGCGGCAGGAAGGCGAACTGGTAGGTCTCCGAAGCCGTCGGCGTCACGGCGGTGGTGACCGCACCGCTCGTCACGGCAAAGAACGTGATGCCGACCTGGTTCGGTCCCACCACGCGGGCAAACGGCGAGTAGCCCAGCGCCGTCTGGTTGGTCGGCTTGTTCACGATCGCCACGGTCCCCGGCAGGCACGCATTGCCGGTCACGGTGAAGATCTGCTCGGTGGAGGTGTTGATCGGAACGGCCGCGGGCGACAGCACGGCGGTCGTCACGATCGGGCTGGGTCCCTTGATCTCAACGATGTCCCAGATATCGGTCACGGTCGGGATGATCGCGGCGCTGGACACGTTGACATAGTTGAACGTCATCGTGTTGGCCGAGGAGGCCACATATCCGGCGACCCCAAGACCGGCCTGCTGGTCCGGCTTGTTGCCAAACACGACCGAGCTGGTCGCAAGGCCCGCCATCACGCCGGAGCTCACCGTCGCCGTGGCCGTGACTGCGGTGGTCGCTGCCACCGAATTGCTGGTGATGTTGGCCTGATACTTGGTCAGCACGCCGGTCGAGGCCTGCCCGGCCCCGGTGAAGATGCCGATGTTCTGGCTGCCGGTCAGCGCGAAGCCCGGCTGCACGATCGGCGCCGAGGTCGAGCTGGTGTAAAAGGCGATCTTGTCGGTCGTGGATTGACCGAGTACGGTTCCTACGGAATTGGCATCCGAAAGTTGACGGACGGCCACAGACGCTGTCGTTGGCATGTCTCGGCTCCTCTCAGTTGGTTAACCGTGAACCAAGCTCAGGGTAGAAGGTCGCGGTACCATAAAGCATGTCCACTCTAGTCGGAAACACATCGTTGAAGATATCGTAGGCGCGAATCACCCGCAGCGACAGGTTGCGATGCTCCTGCCGCGCCGCGAAGTCCACGCCGCTCGGAATCTCCATCGGCACCATCACCAGGCCGAAGCAGTCGCGGACGAACCCGAGGTTCTGCGCGTAGCTGTTGCTGGCGCTGCCCTTGACGCTGATGGCTGCGCCGCTGGCCGGCGAGGCGGTCACGGTGCCGTAGGCCACGGGCGTTGCGATCGGGCTGGGCGTGATCGCCGGATAGATCGGAATCGTCGCATTGCCGCCCGTATCCGAGTTCACCGCCGCCGTCACCACGAAGTTGCGCAGTGAGCCGGTCGACTGGCGGTTTTTCGGGTTGATCGCGTTCACCCCGGCCACCGTGATCACGTCGCCCACATTGAGCAGCCCGGTGATCGAGGCGGTCCAGCCGTTGGTCACCAGGTTCGATCCGGTCTGCGAGGCCCCGTTGACCACGCCCGTGCCGGCGTAGGCTCCGACCGTCTGGCTCTGGATGTTCTGGTCCTCGTAGATCTCGAAGTTGGCGATGGCGGCCAGGAACCCCTTCAAGGCCGGCTCGGCCACCGACACCACGAACAAACCGGACAGGCCATTAGCCATCGACCAGTACGCCGCCGGGTTCAGGATCAGCACGCGGCCGTCCTGCGGCCAGGCCTCCTCGTCGGCGCGTTGTCCGACCGAGGCCAGAAACGAGAAGGCGTTCGGTACCGTGCCCGGAGTGCCGACCTCGTTATAGATCTGGTTGAAGTTGGTGATGACGTCGAAGTCCAGCGCCGAGGCCATCTCCTCCATGCCGGGCTTCACATACCGTTCGCGAAACTCTTCGACCGTGAGCGTCAAATCCTGGCTGGTGAACTGCCAGTCGACGTGCTTTTGCAGGTTGATCGCGATGGAAGTCGAAGGCTCCGCGATGTTCTGGATCTGCAGCGCCGGGCCGGAGGCCACGATGAAGCGGTTCGGCTTGCGCACCGTGAGCGTGGTGCCGATCTTGACGAACTGGTTCTCAAACTGGCGGTTGACTTTCCCCGCCGCGACGAGATTGTTCTGGAGAATCACAAGCGATTCCTTGCTTATGATTGCTGGGGTGAGTAGCGTCTGCGAAGACACAGTCTTCTCCTATGTCGATGCAGGCGCTCATAAAGAACTCACCCGCATGGTTACGTTTTGCGACGGGGCGCAGGGGCGAACGGGCGCCGGCCGGCATTGAGCTGAGGCGTTAACCACGCGTCGTACTCCTCCATGGACATGTCCTCGGGAGCCTTCGGCGTGCTTCCACCTCCGCCCTTGGCAAGCGGCTCGATCGGTTCTGCTGCCTTCGTCACGGTTCTGGAGCGTTCGGCGCGGATGGCGCCTTCGATATCGACCAGTTTACGAACCACGCGAGTCAAACCCAGCTGATGCTCGTACAGATCTTTCGGCGCGCCGTACGCCTCGGTCAGCGCCGTCGCCAGGGACGGATCTTTTCCGATGGCATACATCACCTGCGGCCCCATCTCCGAGCGCTCGATCTCCGCAAAGGCCGGGATCGGGATGCGCACGTCGTCACGCAGGGCCACCTTGTCGAAGTCGGGCAGATCCGCCTTGGCCTTTTCGATGCGCGCGTTGTGCGCGCTATGCATAGCCTCGATGGTGCTGCGGGCGCGCGCCTCGTTCTCGGTGGCACGCCGCTTGTCGACTTCTTCACGGGCGGTTTTCTGCTCTTTGCGGAACTCGTCCCGGGCCGCCCAGCGCGCTCGCGCGTCGGTGTAGGCATCAGGATCCGGGAAATCCGCCTTGGCAGGCTCGGGATCGTCCTCGGGTTTGACCTCGGGCGCCTGCGTGCGGGCAGCGAGCTCCTGCTCGAGCCGCTGCCTTTCCGCGACTTCTGCCTGGGCTTTGGCTTCCGCTACACGCGCCTTTTCGTTGGCCGCATCGATCTTCTTGATGAACCACGGCTTTTTGATGACCGCGGCCTCTTCGGCCTGTTCGTCTTTCGGGTCGGCGGGCTGTGCAGGCTCCGCAGGTTTTGCGTCAGACGCAGGCGCACCGGGCTGCACCGCCGGGCGATCTGCTGTCTCTGCTTTCTTTGCTGCTGCCGCAGCGGCATCGTCGGCTGCTTTCGCAGCGTCGGATTTGGCTTCGATCACCGGCATATCCGAGGTGGCGTTCAACGCCGGCGGCTGCCGTGATGGAGCAATGGTCAGTATGTCGGGTCCTGTTCCCATGCGGGCATTCCTATCCGGGCTTGTCCCCGCCGGCGGGTTGCTGCCGCTGCAGCTGCGTTTGCATCGCGGAAATCTGCTGCGAGTGTTCGAACCGCTCCAGCATGCGTTCCATCTGCGTCACGGCCGCCTCGAACTGCTGCTGGCTGTCCGCGGCGATCTTGAGCACCTTCGCTTCGAAATCCCTGTTTATCTTGTCCATCATGATCTGACGATCCTTGTCCTGGTTCGTCAGCTGCGCGACCAGCTGCTGCCGCTCCTGCCCTAACTGTTTTATTTGCGCGTCCATCGACTGCAGCAGCGCCTGGATCTGCGGCGGCACGTCCTTCTGATCCGGCGTGAGCAGGTTCGGCGGCAGCGCCTTGGCAAGCCGCGTAGCCATTTCCTCGGCTCCGGGCCAGTCCTGGTTCTTGGCGATCAGATCCGCGATGAGCGTGGCGGTCTGCGGTAGGGCCTTGACGAACTGCATCATCGAATCGGCCGCCTCGATGCGCTTGGAGGCGTAGGACGGGCCGATGGTGACGGTCACGCCGTACTTGCCCACGGTCGGGTTGAAAATCTTGCGCGTCATCCCCTTGGCATCGCGCTGCTCGGCGTAGGCCGTGCCCATCGTCGGGTGGATGCCGACCGTCTCGTCTTTTCCGTCCTCGCGCAGGATCGTGATGGTGCGCGGCGTGTCGTAGATCTTCGGGATCAGGTCCACCAGGATGCGGCCGACCTGGCGCTTGGAGCGCTGATCGTTGTCTATATAGTGAAACGAGCCGATGTCGGTGACGCGTTTGAGCTCGCGCAGCGCCCGGCCCGACTCGTCGAACAGGCGCTCGCCCTTGGTCGCATCGAACCGGATGCCGGTGACGGCCTGCATGTCCTCGGCCGCGCCCTGCACGCTCGCCAGGATCGCCGCGGGCGGGCCCATCGGCTGGTTGCGCTGCGGCGGCGGGGCCGGCTTGCCGTTCACATCCGTGCCCTTGTAGAGCAGGTACGGATAGCTCTTCGTGTTGGCCTGCTTCCACTGCGCTTGGTGGCCCTCGACCTGGCCCTCTTCCATGATGTACGGGGCCTTGGGCATCAGCGCCCACAGCTCCGTCTCGCTCGTCTTGGCGTAGTTGTACATGCGCTGCGGATCCTTGGCGTCGCGGATCACGCCCTTTCGAACTACCTTGCCTTCGAGGTCGATCTCGTTGCCGACCCACTCCACGATCGGGATCCACTTGCCCATCCACTTCTTGCGCTTCAGGACCTCCACGGCCGTGGCCTTGATCCAGTACCACTGCGGCACCTGCACCGTGCGGCGCTTGAGCACCTCGACCCAGCCGTTGGCGATGGCGGTCTTCACATCCTCGTGCAGCTCGTCCTCATAGCCGGTGTGCCCGTTGGCCAGGGCGATCAGCGTGCGCGTGCGCGAACTGATTTCGAAGTACTCCACGATGCGAATGTGTGTCTGCGTGTTCCACAGCTTCATGTCCTCGCCCACGCCGCCCGCCACCCACGGCACCGGCTGCGCGTCCGGATAATCGTCCTCGAAGTCCTCGCGCGTCAGAAGATCCGAGACAAAGCCGAACTTCGAGTCCGACCCGTCCGGCTCCTGCCGGTCCGGATCCAGGCTCACCGTGAAGGAGTTCCTGATGCGCCGGATCACGATCACCTGGTTGAAGGTGTCCTCGCTCTCGTGCTCGGTCAGCAGCCGCACGTAGCCGAATCCTATGTCCACGGCCGACTCGAACGCGGTGTCGTAGGCGATGTCCGCAGCGCAGTCGTGCTCGATGGCGCGGATCATGCCGGTGTACATCAGAGCGGCTTCCTGATCGCCCTTGCCGCCGACAGGGGACACGTTGATGGTCGGCCGGTTCATGCGCCCATCGTTGGTGATCTGGCGCGTGAAGGTCGGGATCTTGTTGATGGTCAGGCAGGGGCGCTTGTCGAAGTTGCGCTGGGCGGCGATATCCGCCGGCCACTGCTGGCCCGCCTTGAACTTCAGATCATCGAGCGCCTCGGCGCGGTTCTTGGCCTCGGATTCCATGCAGCGGGTGAAGCGCTTGCGCATGCGCGCTAGCAGCTTTTGCTCCTGCGCGCGCGTCAGGGTGTCGTCGTCCTTTTCCGTCCCCTTGGTCGCTGCCGTGCCCGCTGTGGCGATCGGCGGCTTCTTCTCCATCGCGCCATCAACCCGCGGGAGCTTGATGCCCTCTTCGAGCTTTTCCTGTAGGTTGTCGGCGTCGGCTGCCATTGTCTAGAGTTTGTATAGGACTATGAAGCCAGCACCGACTCGTCCAGGAAGGCTGTCTCGTCGTCTTGCTCGACTGGCGCAGGCTCTGGCACCGGCTGCTCCGGCGCTGGTTCTTGTCCAGGCTCCGGCTCCGGGATCACCGCCACCACGGATTCCTCGTGCAGCGTCACGTACTCCTGCCCGCGTAGTTTTACGCGCTGGTGTCCGTGCTGCGAGAAAAGCACCCGGTCGCCCACGGCCACATCCATGGGTCTGGCAATCCAGTGGGCGGTGTCCTGCATGGTCAGGCCCCCATCGGTCTTTGGCAGCACGCGCCGCTCGAAGCGCTTGCCCGGGCCCGCCGCGATCACCACGCCCTCCTGCAGCTCCTCCACCGCACCCGGGGCGAGCTCGATGGAGCCGATCCGCGTCGCAGCCTGCGAGCGCCGTATCAGCAGCAAATCGTCGATCATGCGTATTTTCATCACTGTACCCATTCTCCGTCTTCCGAGGATCCGTCGAACTCCCACGGCGAGGGCGATGGGCCCGCGTCTTCGTCGTCATCATCATCTGGATCTGTCATCGCATTCTCCACGCGCTCGCCGAGAGGCACAGCCGCCCGACGTGCGCATTGGCCCACAGAGAAGTGTTCTGGCCCCAGCGAAGGCGCACTGTGAGCCCTATGGCAGAAAAGCCCTCGATGTGCCACGCAACACCCATGCCGAACTGCCCGATGCGCGGGCGAAAGCGAGAGCGCAGCGCAAGTTCCCCGCGCCGCCACGAGTTATCGACCCACTCATCGGCGCTCGCATCGTAGTGCCTACCCATCGCACACCGCCTCGCAGAGCTTTTCTCCCAGCTCCGTGCGCACCTCGCCCGTGTAGTCGCCCGGCTCGCCGCCATCTGCGACGATCGCAGCCAGGCACTCCAGCGCCCGGTTGCGCCGGTCGCGCCAGCGCGGCTCGGCCGCCAGCAGCGCGAAGAACTCGCGCCCGTTGTAGACGACCGACAGGCGGATCATCTGCTCGTCTTCGAGCGGCGAGTACTGCTGGAATTCGCTGTAGGTCAGTCTCACGACTTCTTCCGAAGCTGATACGCGCGCTGAGATTTAGCTTCACACTTCCTGCACACGCGTCGACCACTCCACTTGCGTGTGTTTTCCTCGTCAAATAAGTGACCGTACTTGCAATGCGTTTGCTGGCCTCGCCAGCCATAGTTACCGCGTGCAATGTTCACCTGAAGCGGAACCGGCTCAAGATGCACAGGATTGACACAGCAGCGCACCCGGCACAGATGATCGAGAGTTAGGCCAGCTGGGATCGGCCCTCGGTAATGCTCGAATAAGGCGCGATGACCGTATACCGAGATCTGTTTCTTCTTCGTCAATGAAACGGTGACGCGCGCATAACCGTCATGCGTTAATGGTCCCGTGTACAGCCAGCACGTGGAGAACGGCACGCGCTCGATCCGGCTTTCGATTCTCTGAAGTGTGTTCATGCGCCAAGCCAGTCGGTCGTCGCCTCCTCGCTGCCGCGCATCTGCACGAACTCGGTCTTCGCAGGCTCGGCCGCCATCTTCTTCTTCACCAGGGCCGGAAACAGCTCCGCCAGCACCCAGATCCACGCATCGGCGCGGTTGGGCGACCCGTTTCCGAGATAGCCGACCGTCGAGAAGCCCGCCAGCTCGTCCTCCAAATCCCTGAAATTGCCCACGTGGCGTACCTTGCCGGCCTCGTAGAGTGAGGAGAACGGCTCGGCCCGCACTGCCTTGCCTCTGGACGCTGTGACGGCCCTGTAGGGAGTCCTGGGCCGAGCCGTCTGGATCACGTGCTCTACCATCGCGCCGCCGTAGTTCACCTCCCCCACTACGCAGTCGGCCTCGTGGCGCTCGAAGGCGCTCGTTGCCACGCTGCCCCACGTGGCAGGACCCGCCTTGACCGAGCAGTCCTCCAGCAAATACGCGTTGCCGTCGGTGCCCAGGCCGCCGGCCACGATGCCGATCTCATCGTTGTCGGCGTTGTCCACATCGCCCGAGCCGGACGGGTCCACGCCGATCACGATGCGCACCATGTCGGGCAGTTCGCCGCCCAAGTGGCGCCACTTCTCGATCACCTCGTCGGCGAACAGGGCGTTCGGTGTCGCGTCGGCGTACTCGCCCAGCAGGAAGCGCTTCTGCAGGCGCGTGGAGAGCGACTTCAGGGTGTCGATGTAGCCGGGCGCCTGGTTCTCGACGTTGTCCTGCGGGTTCATCTGCATCGCAGCGTAATCGGCAGGATTGGGCAACTGCTGCTTTGTCTCAGGATCGATCTTCTTGTGGAACAGCAGATACGACCAGTGGCCTTTCGGAGGTGGATTGCAGTCGTACAGCATGCGCAGCTTGAGTAACTGATCCGGCCGGCCGTTGACCTTCTGCATCACCTTCTGCGCCAAGCGCGTGACGGCGATGTTGCGCGATGAGTACGGGATCTGCGATATCTCGTTGAGAAACAGCGTTGAGAACTCAAGCCCTAGTACTTTTTCCGTGCGTTCCTTGTCGTCCAGGCCCGCGAACCAGATCTGAGAATCGTTGGGCAGCCACGCGAACCAGTCGCGCTTGTCGATCTTGTAATTCAACTCCGGAAAGCACAGCCCCATCATCTTCGGAAATGTGTCCTGCACGATGGACGCCATCACGTGGTTGAATCGGAATCGCACAATCGCATGGCGAGACTCGGGCGCCTTGAGTCCTCGCACAACGACGGCACGTGTGAGCAGGAACGTCTTGCCGCTGCGTGATCCACCGTCCAGCAGGATGTGAGTTGAGTCGCCGCTCAACAGCGTCATCGCCTCGTCCTGCTTGACGGTGAACTTAAACGTCATATGTCACGTCGGTAGTCCAGCAAATCGCACTGGCCTTCTGATGTTGATATGAGCCTTGAAGGGCTCACCCCAGAAATAGTCTGACTCTTCGTACGGCAATGTACTGAACGCAGTAAGTTCCTGTTCCAGAATGCGAAGCGCTTCACGCGTAATCATCGCTGGAGTCAAAATCGTATTCGACCGAACAATGATGATGCTAGGCGCCACCACACGCATGATTGAGGACGCCCTGACAATCGCAGGCGCCATACTCAACGCGAGCATTTGAGCTAGGAATCCTCTGCGATCAGTCACAGGCCATCGTCCTTCTGCACCAGCGTGATCTCGAACGGCTTGCCGTCCTTGGTGCCGTGCGCGATATCGACTTGACCGAGCTTCGGGTGGACGTAGGGGGCGGCAGCGCGTGCCATGTCGTCGCGCCTGGGCTTCTCAGCCTTCGGATCCCGCATCACGTCGAGCATGTACTCGAGCGGCGTGACACCAGACTCTTCGATGGCCTTGACTTGAGCTTGCGTCTTCTTGTTCTTCGCGCCCTTCGGGCGACCCTGACCCGAGGTGCTGCTGCGCGCCATAACTTTGCCGCATTTTGCGGCGTCCTATGCCTGCAATTTGTAGTTCGGAATGCGTCTCCAATGCATTCCGTCTATTGGCTTGTAATTCTCGGTTTCGATCTTGCTCGCCACCAACGCAATTGCGAGCTCCATCGGCGATAGCTGCCCGATATGGCTGAAGCCGAGCTTCTTCAGTTCTGCGACTACTCTGGGTGTCAGATGCACTGGCTTCATCTCAGCCCGCCTCTGACGCGATTGGTCTGCTTCTGCATCTGCATTGAGCGGCGTTGAGCTTGACGATGTTGAGAAGTTTTCGGGTTGATCGCTTCGCCGTCGAGGAGCTTGGGCGGACTTGACAGGGCGCGAGGTCGGGTGGATTTGGCGCGCACGCCGGCGACGATCTTTTTCCCTCTGGTGGCCACCGGGGCTACTTCAGGTAGCCCTTGGCGGCGCGCGTGTCCAGGTGCCGTGCGTTTTTCGGCGCGGTCGATGCGATCGGGAATTTGCCGCCGGTGGGTCTGCTGCCGGATCCGGTGGCGGTGTTCTGCCGGGCGCTGGTCATCTTGCTCATCGAGTGGGTTTTCTTCACGGGCGACTCCGGCGAGGTGGCTGAGGCGGAACGTAGACCTTAACGCGGGAATTGTCTACCCCTGGGAGCCTCCAGAACGGCTTTAAAAACGGGGGACACTGTTCTAGGTACTGCGACAAGGGCTCGAGGCCGATCGCGGCTCCTGGGGTCAGGATCAGGCTCCCTCGCCCTGGATTGCCTCGCGCTCGAGGCGCGCTTCTTCGTCGGGCGGGGTCCAGTCGGCGGGGCGGTGGGCGTTGACCCATGCATCGGTGGCCATCTTCTGCTGGATCAGCAACAATTTGTCGCCATTGCGCCAGCGGGTAATCAGCGCTTGCCACCAGAAATCCGAGGGTGGTTCGAGCTGTAGGACAAGTTTTCCGTTGGCGATGAAACTCTTGACGTGGCGTTTGGCGCGGCCGATCTCCTGCGGCGTATACGGCGGCGGTTTCGGTTGCCAGCGCGGCACAGGCTCTGGCAATTCGGCGTGCTTTCGGCAGTACCACGTCGAGCCGTTGACCATCGGCGACCAGACGCCGTGCTCGTTGCAATCGGGCACTGCGCAGGCGTACTGCGAAGGCGGTTTGATGAACGGGTTATGCGGAGTCTGGCGATTGCTCATACACGAGTCCTCTGATCGTGGTACTTGCGATCGATGATCTTGGCGAAGTTGGTCGGCAAAACGACCCAGTCAAGGCTCGCCATGAACGGTGGCTTACCGTTGGTACCGGCAATGCGACCCGTCAGAAATGCGGATTTACCGATGAAATCGAACAGCCACGCGAACCATTGCAATCCGGATTCTCGATCCTCGAACTCGTCATCAGCCATGAGTTCGCGCCATCGCGAAGCCAGGTGCCGCTGGCGTTCCGATCCCCAGCTGCGAGGCGGTCGCAGGCCTGGAAGGATTTTGGTCCAAAGGGCGACAATCTCCTGCTGCGGGCAAGGGATCGCGGCGCGATCGCCAGATGGCGTTGTCGTAGTCGAAGTAATAGTCGCAGTCGCTGTCGCTGTCGGGTCCCGGATGTGCTGCGCATCCGCAATGCATCCGACTGCATCTGCAATGCAGTTTTCGGCTAAGTCCTTGAGTTCATTGAATCTCCCTACGTTCTGAACGGCTTCAAAATCGGGGAATGGGTACTTGGGACGCCGACTTCGGATGAAAAAACCGTTCCGCGGAATGTAAGCGAACGGATTGGCTCCGGGGAAAGACACATATAGCCTGACAAGGTCCGCTTGATCCAGTGCCGCGAGCTTGGTTGCGAGCGCTTCGGCTGTTAACCCTGCGAATGCTGTTGTTTTACGGGCAAGGAAAACGGCGTGGACCGGAACCAGGCCCCAGTCATCAGCGTTCAGCAGCAATTCCAGAAATGCCAGACGTTCGAGCGGACCGACTGAATGGTAACGAGTGCTATCGAGAACGGCTTCGCGCAGATACCGATTCGGCATTGGACGACTCCCTCAAGTCGAAAAGAAATCGGGTGGGTAAGCACTGTGAGGGCAGTGCGGCGGCGGCCGGCCGCATGTCCCACACCCTTGCCTAGGATTGTGCGACTTTTATACGCCCGAGTCGATGCCGGGTCGATTGCTATCGGACGTGGCCCTGAATTTTGTGCTGAGCGATCGGACTCCTACACGGTTCGCCGTATTGGGCATGGCATAGCGGGCACGCATTGGGGGCGGCCGCTTTCCGAATCCTGGCATGAACTTTTCCCACTTCGCGCTTGGCAGTGCTATCGCGCAGCACCGCCATCAATGCTTTCGAGAGGCCGATCATAATTTTGCGGCGGGGAAGCGGTACGAACAGCTATCCACTTGTTAGGTTTCCAAAGAGAACCTGACCGAGCCCTTGTGACATTGCTTGAAACGGATTGCCGGCCATCATTTGTGCCTGCAGGGTTTCGGTGCCCGCCGAATACGCGGCATAGGACTGTGCCAGCGCCGCGTTCTCACTCTTAGCCTGCTCATACAGCTTTTCCCAATTGCGCTCCGCCCAGCATCGGACCTCAGCCTTTTTACGATCGCTCTCCATCGGCTCTTTCCTGTGTTCCGGGCACCATTGCCGATAGCGCTCCTCCACGTAGCGGCCGTCGTAAGCTAAGCCACAACGTATGCATGTGCATAGTTCCTGCTTTTTGCGATTGAACATCGGTGATTTCCTGTGATTACCGCTCAACCCTGTGCGCGAGAGCGCCGTTTCGTCCCTTGAACCAGTCGGGCCGCAGCACCCGTAGCTGGTCCACGCGATCGCGCGGAATCCGGCCCGCCTGGAACCACTGGCTCACGGCCTGCTTGGTCATTCTCAGGCCGCGCGAGGTGAACACCCGGATCAGATCGGCACGGGTGCCTCCGGCCAGCTCGACGGCGCGCTGAGGATCCATAAACGCAGAATAGCCCGTAAAATGGCCGTCGTCAAGGGCCTTGACACCATGGTCCAATTGCTTTACTGTGCGTTCTGTCGAACACGCAACCGGAGCCCCGCCCCATGAAATCCTCGATCGAACGCCTCTGGAACATCACCGCCCTGTCGTCCTGGTCAGAAGCGGCCTACTTCGCCGGGCTGCTGATGGCGAGCTGCTCGGTCCTGGAGGCGGCGAACTATCTGCGCAGTCTCGGGGCGCCGCTGTCCGTGGCGCGGGCGATTCTGCTGGGAGTGTGAGCGTGAAGATCCAATTCACGCTAAGCGGTCAGGGTGGCGAACTAGAATCGCACACTTTCAACGTCGAGGAGCCGGAGGGTGGCCATGAGATTCGCGAGGAGTTGTGCGCGTGGATTGGCGACATGATCCTTGACGCTGGCGATACAATCACAATCACCGAGATTGAGTCATGACCTCCAACTTCGACCGTGCCCAACGCGCCTACGATCACCAGGAGCCAGACTCCGCTCCCGCCTCGAAGCCCTTCCGCCACGATGGCCCGATCGTTGACGGCCAGATCATCAAGTGGGACGACGAGCTGTACCGCGTCAGTGTCCGCGCAATGCCCGACGGCGCGCTGCCCTCGAATCAGGACATGTCGCTGGTCACCGTCACCCTGCTCGACATCAATGGCGTCGACTTCGACGCCGCCTCGCATCTGTCGCAGCGCTCGGCCAGCGATCAGGAAGCGCTCAACACGACGGTGTGGGACCTGATCGGCTCGCTTGAGCGCATGTGGGTCGGCAATCAGGCCGACGTGGCGGCGCAGGAGAAGGCGGATCGGAGGGTGGATTGGAACGAACCGTTCGACTACGACCGATTTGACGCGCAGCGATGAAAGTTGAATTGCCATCCAACTGGTCCAGCGTGTTTCTGTATTTGTGCCTAGTAGTGCCTTGGGTCATCGGCATCGCTGTAGCAAAAACTGCGTGGATCACCATTGTTTGCGTACTGCTGCCGCCAGCCGCTTGGGTCGTGACAGCAATGCATTTTCTTGGGACAAATTGTTGATGCGCCCCCTCGCCGCCCGCCTGCTCTGCCTTCTGTTCGGGCACGTGTGGACCACTACGATCGATCGACGCACGCCTCAGGATCAACGCTGGCTCGTACCGAATGAGCGATGCGCGCGGTGCGGAGAGAAACTGTGAGCGTAGATCTCGATACCGAGTGCCCATTGCCAGAGTTCTTCATGGCTCAATGGGTAGGCCCTCTGGGTGCGATCCAGGCTGGCTATGAAGGAAAGGTATGCGGCGAAAAGGATGCCACAGAACTTCGCATAGCAGCCTACCGTGCCGGTCTAGAAGCTGCGGCGAAGGAGTGTGAAGCGCATGCCAAATGGAACTGGGGATACAAACAATGCGCGGTTGGCATCCGTGCGTTGAAGAAACTTTAGGAGTTGAGGAGATGAACACTGGTCTGTTCAAAGTGACGTTCTTCGATGCGGCCGGCGAAGATGGGATGGGCGCGGAAACGCACAACATATTAGCCACTGACGGCGAGCAGGCTATTGAGAAGGTAAAAAAGAATCTATGGCAACCGCCAGGGGGCGAAGGTCCCAAGATCAAATGGAAGCTATCCGAGTTGAGCGTCATCGGCTGGAGCGACGAGTGAACATCGATCAAGCCAAATCCTACCTCGGCGTCGGCTACGTCTTCCACGCCGACTATCGGCTGGAGAAGCGCCCGCACCATTCAGTGTTCGCCCTGGTCGACGTGCGAGCCACCTGCGTACGAGTCCGCTCAAGGATGCGGCCGTCGTTCGCGAGCGCGGTCGAGCAGGTCAAGAAGCGGCTAAGGGTCGTACACGGGACACGGTGAGATGACGATCCATTATCACGGCACTCCGATCACTCCGCGGGTTGAACTACTCGCGATGGCCGGCTGTCATTTCTGCGTGTCCTTCGCGCGTCCAGACGACCTCGATGTAGTGCTGCGCATTGGGCAATCAGTACTGTTCGATAACGGCGCCTTCTCTTTGTTCAAGCGCGGCGGCGGTCAGCTCGACGTGATGAACTATTACCGCTGGCTCGAACCGATTCTTCAGCATCCGCATTGGGCTGTAATTCCGGACGTGATCGACGGCGACATTGGACGGCAACGCGTCTTCACTCATACGTGGCCATTCTGGCAGCTGCTCGGCGCACCGGTCTGGCACCTTGGCCTATCGATCGATTGGCTGCTCGAACTGTCCGATCACTGGCCGCGCGTCTGCTTGGGATCAAGCGGAGCTTACTGGGAAATTGGCTCACCGAACTGGTGCGCGCGCATGGACGAGGCGTTCAATGCGCTAAGTCGCAGAAGGATTCGCCTTCCGTGGATGCACGGTCTTCGCATGCTTGGGCAGGTCGAAGGCCCGTGGCCGCTTGCATCGGCGGATTCGACGAACGTCGGACAGAACTTCAAGCGAGACACCGGCTGCGCCAATTGCAAGGCGAAGCGTATCGATGCTGCGCAGGCGCCGCGCACATGGAAATTGATCGAAACGCAGTCGAGGATATTCGAATGACGAGCAGGCCGTCAGTGCATCCGTGGGAAGCATTCTTGCAAGCTCGTATGAAAGCACTTGCGTGGAGTCGTGACGAGTTTGGTTACAGCGACGCACAACTCGCGCAGAACTTCAGCATGGATCCTGTGCAGGTCAAACTGATATTGATGACTCATGACGAAGACGAAGCGACAAAGATCGAAACGGCCGCGCCGAGTGAACAAGATGCGAAGGATGCGGCGAGGTGGCGCTATGGACTCACAGATCCCCAAGGAATGGCGCACCTGTGGCGGCTTCTTGCAGATGGAAAGGGAACCGCTAAATCGCTTGACACGATGATGGATCGCATCATGAAGTCAAGAAACGACGCCGCCATCAAGGAGGGAACGTGACCATCGTCGAATCTGTCACCCGTGCGATCAACGAAGGCTCAGACGAGTTCTGGTACATGTACGTGCGAAAAGGCACCGCTCACGGGTTCCATGTCGACTATCGGCAATGCATCGACGGTTTCGACGCGCAGATCATGCGTCGCCTAGCCCGCAATGAGCCGTCGATCCGCGCCGGCATCACAATGAGCGAGCGCGATGACGGCACGTTCAAGCCCTGCCTGATCCTCGACCCGATCTGGCTGAACGACCGCAGGAAGGGCGAGCGCAAGGGCATCGAGTTCAGGCGCAGCGCTGTGAGTCCGCTGGCAACCTTGCAGAAGCGGGAATCTGTCAACCGCGAGATCTTGCAAGATATCGAATCTGTCAACCTGTCGGCGCCCGAAGCGGCTTGCGAGGCGGCGGAATGAGCGAAAAACCGCCTGACATTTGGGGACTGCTGCAAGAGGCCAAGCAGTTCATCGACGAATGGGTTGATTCATCGAACGGCGGACCGCTCTCGATGGCACTGTCGAACGCCGTCGCGGATCAATATCGCTGGCAGTTGGTGCCGCGGGAGCCCGACGACGTGATGCGTGCCAATGGACTGGCTTCAATGGACAGAGCCATCATGCAGTTTCCGGCGGAAGGAAGTCGGAAAGCAATCGCTGATGCTTGCTATCGAGCCATGCTAGCCGCGGCGCCTACGCCGAAGAAATCGTGTTGACGGGAGGATAGGAAAGTGGATAATCAGTGCGCCGAATTTGTCACTCGGCAAAAGACGCTAGGAAAGCCCGGAAGGGCGGCAAGCAGTCGACATGCCCCTAGCGCCATGTCGAGTGCGCTGAAGGTGACTCTTCAGCACGCCGCTCTCCCGGGCTTTTTCATTTTCGGCCGTCCGACACACGTCAGGTAACGGGCCAGCGATGAGCCGCCGTCAGAAGAGTCGCCGGGGCGATCCACCCAATCGCCTGTTCCGTGTGCGGTGGTTCCTGCGCACGGCGTCTCGGCTGAAAGTGACCAAGACCGGCAGCCATGACGAACAATCGACCGTCAGATCCGATGCACTGCCAAGGGCAAGGGCAAACCCCCTCACCCCGGGTAGATCTATGACTTCGTGGAGGTGAGAAATGGCAACCGATCTGATTCCAGTAACCGATATCCAGACGATGGCCGCGGCCGTCGCCAAGTCCGGCCTCTTCGGTATAAAAACTTCGGAGCAGGCGCTCGCGTTGATGCTCGTGGCCCAGGCCGAAGGAAGGCATCCGGCTTCGGTCGCCATGGACTTCAACATCATCCAGGGACGCCCTGCCCTGAAGGCCGATGCCATCCTGGCGCGTTTTCAGAGCGCCGGCGGTTCCGTCAGATGGACGAGCATGACGGACGAGAAAGTATCGGCAGTGTTCACGCATCCGCAAGGCGGCTCGGTCGAAATCGACTGGGACATGCGCCGCGCCAAGGCTGCCCAGCTGACCGGCAAGGAAGGCAGCATGTGGGCCAAATATCCGAGGCAGATGCTCAGGGCCAGGGTAATCAGCGAGGGCGTGCGGGCCTGTTTCCCGGGCGCTACGGGCGGTTTTTACGTTCCTGAGGAGGTGCAGCAGTTCGAGACTCCGAAGGAGGAAAAGGCCATCAACCCGGTCAAGAACGCGCTCGGCGACTGGGCAGAAGAGAACCCGGACCAGATGGTTTCGTTGCGCGAGCTGGCGGCAAACCTCGTGCAGATGGTCGAGGTCGATAACAATCCATTCGGCGCTTACGAGCACATGGAGGACCAGAACCTGGACCAGGAACAGCGCCTGGCGCTGTGGAACGTGCTCTCGCCCAACAGCAAGACGCGCAGCGCCTTGAAAAAGGAAGGCGAAAAACGCCGACAGAACGGCGTAGTCACGGACGTTCAGGCTCAAGCCGAATGAGCCAGTTCGCACAGAGCTACGTGATCCGCGATCCGCTGATCCTGGAGCGCGTGCTGGCCGTGATCCGCGGCAACTGGCGTGCCATGGCTCAGAGCGGCCACCCGATGACGTGCCAGTTAGGCGCGGAGTCCGACAAGCGCTCGCTGGATCAGAACCGCCTCTACTGGGCGCTGCTGTCGGACATCAGCGACAACGCATGGCTGGACGGCAGGCAGTTCAGCCGCGACGCATGGCACGAGCACTTCCGGGCGCTGTACCTGCCGAAGATCGAGAGCCCGTCGGGGCCGTATCCGGCGTCAACGAAGAGCCTGACGGTGGCCGAGTTCTCGCGCTACATCGAGAAAATCGAGGCGTATGCAACGAGCGAGCTCGGAATAGAACTGACGTGACCACTTCCCTCTCCGCCCTGCCACCCGAGCACCCGCTGCGCAACACGCCGCTGGCGAAGATCGGGGCCGAGTACCAGTTCGTCCGGACCGAGCGGTCGGAGGAATGGCATCGCGTGACCAAGAGCTTCACGATCGCGAAGAGCACGTTCAACGAGCTGGGCGCGACCTGGACGGAATCGTATCGGTGGAGGGCGGCGGGGTGAGCGAGGACTTGAGGGAGTTGCTGCGGGAGGCGCGCGAGTGGATGGCGGATCCTCCGCTTTCGATTACCGAAAAGCCGGACTCTCTGCGTAATCGCATCGACACCGCCCTGGCCGAGCCCGCGCCGGAGCCAGTGGCGTGGATTCATCCAGATGATCTGGAGACCTTACATGTGAACGAGCCGGCTGAAGTCTGGTCAACACAGCAGCACGATATCGATAAAGACTTGCCTATCCTCGTACCGCTCTACGCCATCGCCCCGCCCCCGGCCAGCCCGTCTGAGGCGAGGGACGCGGCGAGGTATCGGTGGTTACGTGATCAAGCAGACGGCAAGCACATTTACACCATCACAGGAAATTACGGGACCACCTGGGATGCAGCCATCGACGCTGCCATCGAGCGGAAGGGGGAACCTGAGATTGACACGCAAGAAGGTCGCTTTGAGGATGGGAGAGTGTGATGACCTCCCAACCCGATGTGCAGAACGTGCCAGACATTTGGGGGCTGCTGCAAAAGCTGCGTAAGTATGTCCATAGCGACGAGCCTGACCTCAACACTCTAGATGCCGCCCTCGCCCAGCGCGACCGATTCGTGCTAGTGCCGAAGGAGCCGCGCAATGTGTCAGAAGCCTTGCACATGATCAGAGAGCACCAAACGCAGATAGCGCGGCTGCAACAGTACGTTCTAGGCGACCCGCGCGAATCCGTTGTGGTCGCCGCAGCACCGAAGCCTCCGGAGAAGCCATGACCCCTGCCGACGATCTGCCGCCGATGCCAGAGTGTCCGCTCCAAGCCTCCGACATGGTGACGCTGCGTCTAAAGCAGTGGGCCACCGCCTACGCCCTTGCCGCCCGCGCCGAGCTAAACGCTAAGTTGAAACTTGTTCAGGGCGATCTTGCCAACATGCACGCGAATTGGAACGCCGCTTGTCAAGACATTGAGAGGCTGAATGCAGAAAACGAAAGGATTCGCGGCGAAGATCTGGTTTATGTCTGACCTGCTGGTTTAGATGACAAGTCCGTTGAAGGTCGCTTACGTCAGCGCTTGCATGACCGTGAAACGCGCGTCGCCGAACTGGAAGAACGGCTGATGGTGATGTGTGTAATGCAAATAAAGATAAATGGAGCCGAGCCAGCGACAGTCGAGCCAAGCGCCGAAGCGTGGGCCGCAGGATACAAGCGTTACCGCTACGCACAGGATATGGAGTACGACATCGACTGGCAGATAGTTCAGGAATGCGCACGTCTCGTAATAGCTTTTGTACCGTCGCCGGACCCGCCCGCCCCGGAGACGCTGAAGGAGGAAACATGAGCCGATATTACGGTTTCTGCTGGAACGAACGCGAGCACGAAGACCAAGCTCGCAGAGACGCACAGTATGATCGTCGCGACTACGAAATGTACGACCGTCACACGTCGGATCCCTGCAAGGAAGCCTATACCGAAACTTATGACCGCGAGCGCAGAAACATTGAGCGCCGAGAAGAAGAACGCGAACAAGAACGGCAGGAGGAAGTGCATCAGCAACACATGGCTGAACGCAGACGCGCCGAGCAAATTGACATTGAGCAAGAATACGTACGCGAGCGGTACTACGAACAACATCCAGAGCAGGAAGAGGAATTAGTACCGGCACCGGAAACGCCCGACCCAGTGCCGGGTATTCAGGGCGTTGAAGGAGAACCACATGGACGAGAAAGTCGTTGAGGTGGTGGAACTGGTCGAACTTACATCGGACCAGCTTTCCGAGGTCACGGGCGGCACTACTCAGCCAGACCCCATCATCTTTAACCACAGGACATTCAACAGATGAACGAGCACTTGAGATCACTTTTGCAGCAGGCTCGTGAAGAAATCTATGCGCGCGTTCCAAGCAAGCTTATTCAAGTACCAGACGGCGAGATCTTCACTCCCGGTCCGATGGGGTTGTCCGGCACAATCGGTGGAATACCCAAGGCTGGTGAATCGGCCGGATATCGAACCATCATGAACACGGCTGGCAATTGGTCAAGTGGCATAGGACCATGGCGCGTGCAGCACATGCTCTGGGCCGAGAACCCAGAATATGAGCGAACCTGGACGCTGATCAATCGCATCGACGCACTGCTGGCCGAGACCCCATGACCCTGCGCTGGCTCCCCTACGCCGTGATCCTGCTGCTCGCGTTCCTGTTCGGCTACACGGCGGGCGCTGCGATCGGGTGGTGGAATTGAGATGAGCATAATCTTCAAGTACGCGGATATTTCTGGCGGCAATATTTATGTAGATCAAGAGCGGGAGAGATTTGAACTATGCTGGTTCCGCGACGCGCGCCTTTTCGTTGACAAGGCCAGAGTCCCTGTTTTTGTCGATTGTTATTTTGAAAACTGCGAGTACGACAAGTCCGTGCGAGAAGCATTTCATAATTGCATATTCCTATCGTCGAATCCGTACGCAAAAGGCGAGTGGCTCGCACAGCGGCCGAAGCCACGAAAATTTACGCCTGGGTTCGAACACAAGGCAGAAGTAAAAGTATCACCGCCTCACTTCTGCGATGTACACAGTTTCGGTCGTCGTTGCTCTATCTGTGGGACAACATGGAAGGGCACTATCGAATGATCGGCATGCACCGCCCCCTGCGCTGCGTCGGCTGCGGCCTGGAGTTCTCCTCGAGCGAGGCGTTCGACCTGCACGCGACAGGTTCACGGCGCGCTCCGGTCGGCGCTCCGCGGCGGTGTCGCACCGAGGCCGAGATGAGGGGGCTTGGGATGCATAAGACGGACGGCGGCAGTCGGTGGTCGGCGCGGATGGCGAGCAAGAAATAGGGCGGCTGTCCAGCCGTAAATCCCGCGATTGCGGTAGGTGATCCCGTGCCAGCATCCAGGCATGGGTACATCTGCTGGCCGGTATGAAGCGAGACGACGTTGACATCACACCGCCGCGCACCAAATCGATCATGGCCCTGGTTCTCCCCGTGGGCTCGGTCGCGATCGTGGTCGTGAACACGCTGTTCGTGGGCGTCTCGTTCGGGCGCCGGGACGATAAGCTAGACAATGTAGTGGACGCGGTTAAAGAGATCAAGACCGAGATGTACCGCCGTAGTGACGCCGAGGTGCTGAACGTGAAGATGGAAAGCCTGGACCGGCGCGTCACGATCCTGGAGGCCGTGCATCAGAGGCGCGTCGAGGTCGTCACCGCCAAGGTCGAGAAGCAGGAAGACGACCTGCTCACCCGCGCGCAGCACTGGATCACCGGGGGCAAGCGATGAGCCTGCGGTTCGACTCCACGATCAGGCCAGCGCAGCCCGGTGTCTACCGAGTCTGGGTTCCAAACCTGGACCGGCAGACCTGGGCGCGCTGGACCGGTGGCCACTGGTGCTGCTGGGCATTGAGCCAGAAGCAGGCAGCCGGTTGCGAGTGGCCTGGGATCAGGCAGGGGTACGAATGGGCACCGCCGGCGTGATCGCCTACTCATCGTCGCGGCCGTGCTCGGCTGGTGTTTCTGGACACTGCGATGAGCCACGACGCCGAGCTGCTTATCATCTCGGTGGCGATCATCGTGTTTCTGGCGGTATTCCTTAAGGTTTAGTCTGCCCGGTCCGGCGCGCGTACTCCCGCCAGAACAGTTCCGCCTTCAGCGCATCGATGCCTACTTCGAGGGCGCCGCTGACGACGCCACGGGCAATGCCGATATCTGGTTCAGCAGCAGCTGCAGCTGGTCGATCGCCTGCTGTAACTGCTGGTCCGATGGGGTCGAGATAAGGGCGGACGGTGCCTGCGGCGGCGGGGCACACTCGGACGGCACCACGACCGGCGCCGACGCGCACGCTGAGGTCAGAAATGACGCCAGCCATACTCTTGATCCGCTCGGCCTTTCCATCGATGTCCTTCGCCGCGGCTTGATTGTCCGCGATGGTCTTGTCCACAACGGCTTTCTGATCCTTGGACGCCTGCTCGTAGCCGGCCTTCAGGGCTGCGTACTGCCGGCTGTATCTCGCGTCGGCAGCGAACCAGGTCGCACCGCAGGCTCCGGCTACGATCGCCAGCGCTAAACCGATCTTCAGCACAAGAACGTTCATTTCGGCAGAGCTCCGTCGCGCGCCCGGATCGCGACGCCGAGCGCGGCGATGCCGATACCGAAGCCGGTCATGTAGCCCTGCACGTCGAAAACTGCGTGCTGGGCGTAGTGCGCGATCGACAGGCCCGTGCCCGTGAGGAATCCGAGCAGCGCGGCCCAGTTCACGAGCTCGTGCGTCTGGTTGTCGGGACCGGTAAGCAGCTCGCGCAGGATCGTACCCATCAGCCCTTGCCCTGAGCCTTCTGCGCCGCTTGCTGGGCTTCCGCCACCAGCGCCCGCACCTTCGCGCGATGGCCGATCCACCACCACCAACCAGAGACGCACCCGGCGCCGGCGAGGAAGGCAATCGCGTGTGAAAGAATGCTACTCATCGTGTTCCCCCTTCATTTTGAACGAGCGGACCGCGCTCGCGCCTTTCAAATTCTCGATCAGATAGCGGGCCAGATCCTCCCGCCCCAGATGCTTATCGCGCTCCTCGATCGATAGGTGGCGAAAGTAGACCGTGTACGTATTCTCGAATTTGATCGTGAAAATGCACAAATATCCGGGCCGACGGCTGCGAGGATCCTTAACGTCAGGATCCTCATTCTTGTACTCGTGCTCGAACGAGCTCAGATGGTCGACCGATACCGAATAGTCGCCGATGCGGATCAGGCGATGGCTCACACCCACTCTCCGTTGACAATCTGCTGCTCAAGCCGCGTCGCCCGGTCCCCGACTTGTCTCGCCCACACCGAATTGGCAAGCTCCGAGGCGGCAGTAATCCAGTCCTGCTTGGCAACGGCAGACAGGAAGTGCGGGAACCCGAGCAGTCCATGCAGCCCAAGGTTGAAGGCCATGTTCTCGATCGCGCCTTTGCGCACCTCATCAAGCCGCTGGTACCACGCGAAGGCAGAAAGCTGCCCCTGTATTCGTGCGATGTCTCGGACCAGCAGGAAATCGGCCTCTTCGTCATAGATCCCGACATCGGTCAGGTTGCGACCCACGCCGATCGTGAGCTTGCCGGCCGTATCGGTGTACGGCTTCAGTCGAAGCCCTTCGTCGCGCTTGAGCTGATCGATCAGATTCATTACCACGCGCCAGCGGCGTCCCACTCATCGTCAAAGTCGTAAGCGTCTGCGTAGAAAAAATAGTCGCTCATTTTTCAGCATCCTCTGTAAAAGACTTGCGTCGGTGCTCCGGAATACGTGACTACCACGGCCTCGCCTTGCGGCACGACGATCGAAACGGTGGTGCCAGTAGCGACCTGAACCCCGGCTAGCGTGATCGAGCTCACCGTGCCTCCGTTGCAGATGAACACCGCCGTGTCGCCCGTATTGTTGGTCCAGGTCGCGGGCGAGGCTCCGAGCGTGATGGTGGTTGTGGCGATCGGGTTGTAGCCCCGGTTCTGCGATATGCGCTTGGTGGCTCCGGCCGCCGACAGGTCCTGGATGTTACCGGTGATGTTGTTGAAGACATCGTTGCCGCGCAGATCAAATCTCGTGCATCCGTTGGCGATGGTGATGCCGTATTTCTGCGTCAGTACGAAACTGGTCACCACGCCGATCCGGCCGCCTATGCCGATGTTGTTGTCGTTGATCAGGAAGTCCGATGCGGCGGCGCCCACCTCGACGCCGCTGCGCGTTCCGAGCGAGACCTGGGAATTTTCTATGATCGAGCAATTCTTGATCTGGATGCGCTTGCCGCTGTCGTACTGGATGCCGGCCCCCTTGTTGGAGAGGATCAACCAGCTGTTGAATGTGATGTCGTCGATAGGCCCTCCCGATGCGCTGATCCAGATTCCGTTTTCGGTGCCGGCACTGGCCAGGGCGGTGCCGCAGCTGGCGGCCCAGCAGTGGTTAAACACCGCATCCGAGATATCCGAGCCGACGAGGTTGACAAACTCCCAGCCGTTGCCGGTCGAGCCGTCGCACAGGACTCCGCTGCACAAGCCGGCCGTTACCGATTTGCCGGCAAGGGGCTGGATCCTGAAGCCGCAGGCGCTCGATATGATGGAGCCCTGATTGAAATAGAAGCCAGAATTATTCTGGAGCAGAATTCCAGCCGTGGTAGCCGAGCCGATGCTGAAGTGGTCCACATACAGGTCTGCCACCTGGCTGCCGTCGTTGCCGGTGCGCATGCCGATGGCCGGGTTCAGAATCTCGATGTTGTTAGCAAGATACGAATCTTGTTGAGCGCCGCCATTCCAGTCAACTCCGACAAATGGGGCATTGATTCTCAGGTCATGCAGATGGATCTGATGACCGTTGAACACGGCGATCCCGGCGCTGGTGGTCTGCGCCCCGGTCCAGTAGATGGTGGCATCCATGATCGCCACTTCGTTCAATGCGACTCCGGTGCCGATCGTGAAGAGCGTCAGGTTCGTGGCCGGGCCGACGAAGTAGGTCAGGTTCTTGCCCGCTCCTCTGATCTTCATGCCCTGCGCGAGCGTCAGGGTCGCCAGCCCGATCGGGTAGCGGCCCGGCCCGAAATAGACCTCGCCCCAGTTGTTCAATGCGTTCTGCACGGCAGTCGTCACATCCTGAGCCAGAGCCCCGGCCTGCACCGCCGCGATCTGAGCGGAGGTCATCGTGCGGAACACATTGTAGTAGCCGGCAGACAGATCGCCCGTAACCGTCGTGACGACGACATTCGACCCGGGCGGCGTGTAGGTCGCTGTGCCGGCGTCGATGGCGCCCGGCAGGTTGTCGGCGGTCCAGATCGGAACCGTGGGCGGATCCGTGTCAGTGGGAAGCGCCAGCACTTCCTTGTACAGAAGCCCGGGTGTGAACCAGACCGACGCGCTGCCGTTGGCGTCCAGGATGATCGGGTTCGTGTTCGGCGTGGCCCCGGTCGAATCGGTATATGAATTCTGCTTGGTGAGCGTGCCCGCGGCGTACGTGAAAAGCTTGTAGCCGGCGAAGGTCGGGCCGAATGCCTGACGGGGCAGCGGAGCAAGCGAGGTCGTCATGAGTACTCCACATCCTTGCAGTAGCCGAGCGCGTGCAGCTTCGGCAGTTGCTGTTCGAGAGCCTCGCCGATGTCATCGCGGACCATCGCGTTGGCGAGCTTGATCTCACTGATAGCGCCGTAGACTTTCTCTCGCGCGGCCGCGACGGTCTTGCCCAGGCTGGTGGCGACGAGCACGTATTCGCCCGTCGTCTGCATCGTGTCCTGACGCTCCAGCTTCCCATTCGAAATCTTCGGCCCCTCACCGATCATCAACTGGATCGGGTGCACGTTGTCCCACACACCGGCCAGCCCGTGTACCTGGATGCCGAGCGTTTTATCGGGCTCCTCGTTCTTGGCCGGGAATGGCGGCTGCGTCATCAGCACGCCGATACCGATCTCGCCGCGGATCTTCAGCGTGTCCTTGCCGTCGAGCAGGTCCCGCATCCACTGGATCGGATCGCCCTGGTGCATCGCAGTGCGGATAAAGAAGTCAGGCCACCCCAAGCGTGCGGTCCACTCGAAAGGCCAGTAGCCCTTGGCATTGACGCCCCCATTGATCGCGATGTCTCCTATGTGTCCGAGCTTGATCAGATCGTCCTCGAACTCGTAGATCAGATCGACCAGCGGATCCTCGGTCACGTATTTGCAAACGGTCCCGGTCTCACCGGTGTTGGGGCCGAAGTTTCCGCTCATCATCTTCTTGTGCTCGAACGATAGTTCGCATTTGTCGATGAATCCTTTCGGTCCGACCCAGGCGGCAATGCCGACCTCTCCGACCATGTCGATGCACTCCTGCAGCATCACCGGCCCCTTGGGCTTGAAGCCCTCTTCGATGCGCTTCTCCAGCCATCCGATCATGTCCTCTGGCGAGTGGCACACGTAGGACAGCGACTTGTCCTCCTCGTCGCCCATGGTCTTGAACACGTAGCGCTCGTCAGTCTTGACCACGTGATCGATCGCTGCTTTCAATGAGTCGAACATCTTGAACGGCGCGATATTCAGCCCATGCTTGGACATCAGATCCATGCCGGTCTTGCGATTTATCTCCAGCTGCGCGCTCGCGTGCGTCGGAGCGAAGATCGGAAAGCCGTACTGGCGATAGCGGTCCAGCTCGCGCGTGAGCTTTACGTTTCCGGTCGTGACCACGAGTCCGGATTTAGCCCAGTTCATGTGCTCTTTCCAGCTGTCGACCAGCGTTACACCGGGAAAGCCTTCGCCGTCGCGCACCGGTTTGTCTTGCAGCCGATAGAGCTTCACAGCGTGGCCCGCCTCAGCCGCGCGGTAGGCGAGGTCCAGGCCCATGGCTTCGGTATCGATCAGTAGCAGGTTCATGGCGCCCGCTGCCCGAATGCCGACATAGGCAACAGTCTCGGATCGCTCTGCTGAAGAGCCATAGCCCGAGCTCTGACTGAATCCTGAGCGACCGGATTGCCTCCCATGGTGACCATAGGCGGTGGTGACGTGTCAGGCGCTGACAGGGCCGCGTAAGGCGCTCCGCGTCCAAGCGCAGGCACTGGATTCTGCATCCGTATGGCTGGACTCTGCCCAAGATTGCCGAGCGCCAGCCGGCCCCGGATCGTCGGTCGCAGCAACACGGCGGCTGCACCGATCGGATGCCCGGCGGCAAGCTCTCCACCAGCGAGCCAAGTGTCGAAGACGGTCAGGCCCTCTTCACCTCCGAGACTGGTCGCAAGCTGGGTTGCTTTCGGATGGGTCGATGCGATTTTTGCAACCTTGAGCATGTTGCCGTCCAGCGGGACGCCCTTCTGCAGCGCCTTGGAAAGAGCGGACGCATTCACATTTCCAGACGGATCAGTGGACTTGGCGACCTGCATCGCTTTGGCATAAAGACGGCGGCCGGCGCGGAAATCTCCCAGCAGTTTCGGCTGCCCCATCTCGCCTAGACGCTCCTCCACCAAGTCCTCCATGGCGCCGGAAGCCTTTAGCTGAGCCCGTCCCAGTTCGCTCTTGATTGCATCCGGCTTGATTCTGGTGGCGGCCATGTTCGCATTACCCTGTTCGCGCAGGCGCCGGATGATGAAAACGGATTCATTGGGAGAAAACTCGTCCTTGGATAAGTCATCGACCAGCCCGCGGATTTCATCGTTCTTCACGATGTTCGGATACTTTTGCCCGAACTCGCGCAGCGGCTTGGCAAGATCCGAGATGGACTTTCGAAAGCCATCGGTCGTTTTGAATGGGACGTTGATTGCCTCGATCTGCCGGTAAGGCTCAGTCGCGCGCTTGGTCACCTCGGCAAGGCTCTCCTTGTCGATGGATGCACCTTTTTCTATGCCAAGATCCTGTTTGACCAGATCGTTCGTGATAGGCTGATTCCGGATAGCGGCGGTCTGTTGCGTTCTGAGCTTTCCGCCCACAGCTTGCAGGGTCCTGCCGACCGGACCAGCACCCGGAATATCCTTTGGAGGAATGACGTATCCCTCACTCTGAGCGATCTTGGTGACGTCCTCCTTGGGAGTAGTCGGCCGTGGTTTCGCCCCTTCAACCGCCGCCTCGGAGGCCGCTTTCATGCTCCTGACGCCCCCGAATAAAGTGGCAGCAACGGGCGGGATGATTTCTCCGATTGCCCTTCCTGCAATGGGCGCGCCGATTGCGCCACCGATCTTCTCCCCTGCCGCTCCAGTCGCCTCGGAGGCATAGTTCATCGGCATCGAAGATAATCGTAAAAGAGACTGTCCGGCCGCCGTCCTGGGAGAGTAGGTCATCGCCCCCTGTACCGAGCGCACAACATCAGCAGCCTCGTCAACAGAGCCACCGAAAGCCAGATTTGCGGCGCCAGTAAGACCACCAGCAATCTGCCCACCCATGCCGGTGAGCATCGAAAGACCAGTCTCAGCCACGCCTGCAGCTGCGCCGAGCGGTCCACTTCCCACCACTTCCTTGACGTGTTCCATCGCAGTCTTGGCGCGCTTCGGCATCGGCCGTTCGCTCTCGAGCGGAGCCGACTGCCAGGCCGACCTGCCACTGGTGGGTTGTTGCAAACTCGCTTGGCCAAACCCGAGACTGGCGCTGAAGCTGGAATCTCCATCATTGAATATGCCGCCATCGCCCGAGTTTGACGCGGCTTTATCCTCTACTACGGGAGCTCTTTCCCAGGCAGCCATTACGGTTTGCGCCTGCGTTTGCCGTCCGGACCCACGAACACGGCGCCCGATGGCAGTTTGGCGTACTCCTCATCGCTCGAGATGGTAGCGACACCACCGGCCGCCGGAGCCGCCGCACCTTCTTCGCCCTCGAT